TATGGCATAACAGATAGCGGCGGTATCGCCAACCATTGCTGGGTCTAACCCACAGACAATAGAAAAACCATTCATATCTTTAGGATGCCCTGGGTGACCTGGAACTAATCTGCCAGACTTACGCATACCATCAATAGAACCACGAACGCATACTGGGTCAAAGATGGCATCGTCAGAGATATCTTGTTGCTGGTAAATCAAAGCCCAAGTAGAGGGGTCCATAGATTGTCGTTCGTTAAAAAGGTTACGTCCAGACCATCTAGGATAGAGTCCAGTTTCTGGGTTCTTATCTTCTTCCTTCTGTCCATCAAAGGGTTGGTCAGATTCTGCCCAGAGAGTTAACCACTTATCAGGGTCATCATCTGTTTCTAGCAAAGCTGGCATAGCCAGATAAGTCCAAGGGACTAAGCCACCTGGGTATCTATCTTCACTGCGTAATTCTTTATAGAGGTCTACTGCGCTAACTCTAGTACCAATAATGATTAGCTTCCCCGTAGGGTTAAGACGGGAACGCACATCTTGGGTAAGCCACTTAATCTGACGCTCAAAGTCATTAGCGTTAGAAAGGGTTACAGCATCATCAACTATAATCATATCGGCACGTTTACCGTAGATCTGACCGCCAATACCCACTGCTTCGATATTTGGGTCTTTCTCGCTGGACTCACGCAGTTCATCACCAAAGGTGATACGGGTGGCTTGCCACGAAGCTGACTTAGAATTGAACCCTACGCCAGCAGCGTACGCTTGTTGTAAATTTTCATACATAGGATGTGTAAGGCGCTGCTTTATGGCGTAGAGAAAATCGGCTGCTAGACGTTGAGTCTGAGATACTATCAAGATTCTAAAGTTAGGGTTCTGACATATGAGCCAGGTCACATAGTCTATGGTGATAGTAATAGACTTTGCGTGGTTGGGCGGGATGTTCAAAAGGATACGGTTACTAGCTATACCCTTTTCAAACTTCATAGCTGGGTGGAGCCAGGATGGATCTCTACCTTCAATTACATCAACTAGATTGACTTGGTGTGGGAAGGTCTGGCTATGTAAGAATCTTTGACGGAACTCTACAAAGTCAATATCGTGGACATCGCCAGAGGCGAATACCTTAGTTCTAAGTCCAAGCCTAGTTCGGTCTACTCTGTCAGCAAATGCTTTATCAGAGCGACGGTAGTACTCATAAGTCTTTAGAGTTTTGCCGGCTTCGCCGCAAGCCTTCTCAACGGTAACACCTTCAGCTACACAAGTAAGAATAATCCGCTTAGCAATATCAGCACTATTCTCAGACACTTATCTCCTGACAAAAATCGGGCGGAATAAATCGCTATTCAGCGATAGATAGTGGGGAGAGTAAGGGGTAGTGGAGGAACGATTGTTTGACAAAATAATAGAACTATCCCTACTAATTCCCAAAGGGGCTGTCGGGCTTGGCGCCCGAATGAGCTGGGCGAAATGAGGGGTAAGTCAGCGCTTGACCTAGGGGTCATCGCGCCAGCGATGTTAGGTCGTAAATAGGGCTTTCCCCAATTTACTCCCCTATACTGTATAAGGCAGGAAATATAACGCATTTCCCGCTTTTTCAAAATAAATCTTTTATTTGTGACTAACATCACAGGATATATCCACCCAAAATAGGACAAAGTAGGACACGGGGCTACAGCTTAACTTTATCAAAAATATCTATTTCGGGAGTACCGCGCATAGGTCACCAAAACTTAACACACGGGGGTCGTTTTGTCCGTATTTATGCGTTATTGTACAGATTAAACGTTATTGTCTGCTATGTCTGAATTGTCTGCTCTTAATTCTGGGAGGGCTTGCTCCACTTCCGGCAGGGTATCTCTTACCTATTCGCCCCCTGTATTTAATAATCGCCTAGCCTTATCCGCTAACCATTAGCCCTAACCGGTAACCCTTAGCCTTATCCCTATCCCCTAACCGGTAACCCTTAGCCCTATCTAATCGGGCAGCTCTTACCCTTGCCGGCTCTAATGGATCACAATCACCGGCGGCAATAGATCCGGAGCTGCTGCCCTAATAGGCTCCCGACACGGTGAAAAGTAAACCGGTTAAGTGCTTGCGTAGACGGTAGAGTGTGGTATATCCTGATTTAGTGAGCTATTACCGGCTCACCTAATGGAGGGATTATCGTGTCAAATAAGCATAATAAATGCGTATCGTGTGGCTCTTTTACGACGCAATTCAATACTGATGATGGCGTTTACTATTTCGCACAATGCGGGGAGTGCTGCTAATGAGTACCGTCGCCTATCGCTGCCCTAATTGTGGCAGCTCTTGCCTAATGCCTAGCAATTTCGCGCCGGTACACTTCTCCGGCAGACTTTCACAATTAAGCGAGGGATACTGTACGACTAGCTGCGCTCGCGCAGCTCTTAACGGCTTAATAGCTCTTAATGCTATAAGCGGCGGCAAGCTCGCTGCTAGCTTGGAGCGTGTAAAGTGAGCGCCGCTATCGTTAAGCCTAAGAGTAGAGCCGCGCTCGCTGAAATTGAGCGAGTCGAAAGTATCGCAACTATCCGCGAAATTATCGCCGGAGATCCTAAGCCGGTTATTTATACCGTAGCGCGTGATATTCGCTCCGGCGGTTATGGGATAAGTCTAGATCTCTCTCTATTCTATATTAAAGAGGGTACACCGTGGAATCTAACCTATTACACCGGCAAGGTATTAGGGCTAAGGGTAAAGAGTAAAGAAGGTTACAATATCATCACCAATACCGGCGGCGGAATGGATCTAGCCTTCGATCTAGTCTATTCTCTAAGCTCTTATCTATATCAGGGAGAGGATAGAGCCGGCTATAAATTAAGCCATAGATCACTTTAATAGTGGCGTACTATCTCGCACCGGTGCGCCGGTGCGGGGTAGTCTGCTCCTAAATTAGGGCAGAATAAGAGAGGGAGAATAGATCAATGGACACGATTACACGGGAGCGCGTGAGCGTTCAATTAGAGGGAGCGCGTGAGCTATTAGAGGGAGCGAGCCTATGCGCTGCGAAGGGAAAGAGTGCGCCGGTGTCGCTTGCTTGCGTAGCCTTACGCGTAGACGGAGAGAGAGGGCAGCTTATCGCTCGCGCTACTGATAGGTATCGCCTAATTGTGGGGAGCATTACGGTAGAGGGAGAGGATACGCTAGGCGAGATCCTTATATCCTTAACCGATATTAAGCGCATAGTGGATCTAATGAAGGGAATTACTATCGGTTATCTCATAATCGAGAGAGAGGATAGCGGCAGGGTATCTTTCCGCGTTAATGCTAACGCTAGCCTTACGGTGGAGCCACTATCGCACACTTTCCCTACGCCGGAGAATTTTGCGCAACTATTGAAAGAGCCTGATACGCGTGAGCCTATTAGCGAAATAGCGTTTAATCCTAGTTTATTCGCTGACTTTGCTAAGATAGTCGGGAAAGATAGCGCGGTTAAGGTTACTTTCAACGCAGCTAGTAAGCCTATTACTATCGGTTTAACCGGCGATAAGGTAGCGTGGAGCGCATTACTTATGCCTATGCGTACCGTCTAGTTTAATCGGGTAATATCGCTCACCGGTAATTGGTGAGCGGTGTTATCTCATTAAGATCTAATGGGATAGTAAGCGAGAGAGAGGGAGCTAATGAGTACTATTACTCAATTTTGTATCGTGTGTACTAGTTGCTGGAAGGGTACCAAATACGACGCATTAGATAGCACGGAAGGGCTACTTTGCGATAAGTGTGGAGCGAAATTATGATAACTAGACGCGGAAAGAGAGTGAGGGCAGCTTTAATCGCCGGAGCTATCGCCGGCTCACTATTATTTATTACCGGATACCATAAGGTTTACGGTAATTGCCACTATGAGGGAGCCGATAAGATCTGTACTTTAATTAAGTGGGAGAGGAATAAGTAATGATTAACCTATTAGATGTAAATACTTACGCTTCAATGGTTATAGATTATCTAAGCGAGGGAGAGAGTGAGAAGCGGGCAGCTATTAAACTAGAATTAGAGAGTAAATTAGCTGACCGTAACGAGATATTAAAGAAGCTAGAAGATAAGGCTAGCGAATTCAGTAGCGATAATAATTGGAATAGATACGAGAGTGCTGATGAAGCCTATGCCTATGGTGAGGAGCTTAACCAATTATTAGGCGATTATGAACTAGATCCTGACGATATAGAAAATATCCAATGGCAAGTAGAGGATATAATTAAGAAAACACAACGAGAGTGGGCTTATCGTATGGAACGCGCCCAATGGTAATTTAACCAAAGATACGGTAGAGTACCGTAGCGATAGGCAGCTTACTCTCTCTCACCGGTAATGGCGGGAGAGAGTGAGAAGTAGGTCACTACTTCATTAACCAAGATAGAAGGGTAACAAGATGAGCAAAACCAAAGTGTTACAAGTATGTCGCAAGTGTGGATCTAATGAAGCTCTATTCATTACTCTACGCAACGGAGAGAAATTGCCTAGTTATGTAATGCGAATTGGTGAAGGTATCTACTGTAATGAGTGCGCGGGAGAGGGCAAGTAATGAGTAAAGAATACCATTATGTAGTGAGATATAGCGAGAGAGAGGGCTGGCAAATAGATCCCGATACGGAGAGTGCTAATTTCCCTAACGGTACTATCTACGACACCACTTTAGAGGAGTGGCAATTCGGTTATCTAGGCGACGGAGAATATAACGGTAAAGAGTGCGAATTAACTGAAACGCTAGGCAATATCTTAGATCTACACAATTCAACAGAGAGGGTAAGTAATGGCAAGTAATCAACACGCTTTAATTGTGGTGATTGAGATAGAGAACAAGTGGAATA